TGCTGACGCTTCTGGCAAAGTCAAGCAAGATATGAACACTGAAAGCACTGCTCACATGAAGAGTATTGTAGATGGTGCTTAGTATCTAAGTACAAGTCCTACCAAGTTAATGTTTCGATTACTTGGTAGGCATTTATTATAAGTCCTGTTGAGATTTTCCCCTCTCGATTCTTCTCAACAGGCACTTATTGCAAGTCCTAGTTAGGTTTTTTAATTTGGTTATATCCCTAACTAGGCACTTGTTTTTTTAACTGCAGTCAAGTGTGCTCGTACAAAAGCCTACGGGCCCGTCTTTCTCGCACCTTCGTGCGTCAAGACCGCCCTACGGGTTTTGTACCTTCGCACGTGGGCCGTGGTACGTTGTGCTCGTACGTCGTTGGAACGCCGTACCTTCGCATACGATATGTAGTATTAAAATTTTGGGAGTCAAAATATGAAAATAATACAAAAACTGTTTCCTAGTTATCTAGGTGTATTTAATAAATTAGGAGGTCACATGACTACTAGATTATTCAGAGCTACTTTTATGGATATGTTTTCACAGAATACTATTGTAGTGGAGTTTGATGCTCCATTTCCAGTAGATCCAGAAGTAGATTATGGGAAGCTTGCGACCCAAAGGTTGGGTGAGATGATTCGTAAAGGCGAAGTCGCAATACGAGACATTGAACCTATTGAACAACAATAAATTTGATAGAGGAGTAAATTATGTCAAATACACAACAAGTAACGCTTGATGCTAATACGCTCAAGCAAGAGATACGTGACAACATGCGTGTCAATCTTAATACTATGATCTGGGGTGGGCCAGGCATTGGTAAGTCAGAAATACCACAACAAGTGGCAGATGATCTAGGAGTTAAACTACTAGATTTTCGTGCTAACTTATTCGACCCTGTCGATGTGCGTGGTATTCCACATATTGTATCTAACCCAGTGCACGGTGATCAAACATCGTGGGCAGCACCAGATATTTTTCCAACTGTAGAACGTGATGGTGAGCGTGGTATATTCATGATTGATGAATTACCAACTGCTCCACCAGCAACACAAAATGCATTTCTACAATTACTTCTAACTCGTCAGGTTGGTAACTATACTATGCCTGACGGTTGGTCAGTGGTATCAGCTGGTAATCGTCTTACTGACGGTGCTGCTGTGTATCAAATGCCGAAGCCTGTATGCAACAGGTTGATGCACTATGACCTAGAACCAAACTTAGATGTTTGGTGTGACTGGGCATTGAAAAATGAGATACACACAACGCTGGTATCATTCATGCGTTACCGACCAAATCTTCTGTACAGCTTCAAAGCTGATGAGTACGCTTTTCCTACTCCTCGAAGTTGGTCATTCGTCGATAAGCGTTTGGGGCTTACAGATGATATTCATGCAGACAGGATGTTTTACGGCATAGCCGCTGCGGTCGGTGACGGGCCAGCCGGTGAGTTCTTGGCATTTGCAAAAGTAGCAAACAAGTTACCAGATATTGATAACTTGATTAAAAATCCTACGACATACATGCCAACAGACGATCCAGCTGTTTTGTATGCTTTGACTGGTGCAGTTTCAGCACGAGCTCAAGACGACAAAATGGAAAACATTATGAAACTAACTAGTAAGTTACCTGTTGAGTTTCAGGTGGTTTTGGTCAAAGGTATTCTTGCTATTGATCGAAACTTTATACAACACACTACAATCAACGCTTGGATTCAAAAGAATTCTAATGTTGTTCTGTAATAATCACGGAGAAAAATTATGGCTACAGTCAGAATGTCTAACGAACTAATCAAACAATTGTGTGAGCAGTTCGAAAAAGATTATCAAAATATCAACCCCAGACCAGCTGTTAATGATCAAGAATCTTTAGGCGTTGAACTTTACGATACGTTTGCTAAACCTTTGTATGAAAAGGTTAAAGGAACGTTTGAAGAGCTAAAAGAAACTGATACTGATGCAGTGGTATGGGATGTTAAAGAACATATGAAAAGTGTCTTTAACAAAGAATCTTTTGTAAAAGCTATTATTGAAGTGCCTGAATATCATAGAGTACGTAAAGATTATCGTCATGATGGTAATGAGCTAGATTATAATCTTAAACACTATACTGAAAGGTATGTGCGAGATGATGATCATGGAATGACTAAACATCAATTTAATATTGATTTACCTTTTGAGGGTAATTTTGTTGGCGATAGATATGGTGGTTCTTGTATGAATCTTAGTAAAGCAAGCGAACATGAGCTAACTAAAAAAGTTTATGCTGCTTACAAAACAGAGTTTAGCTATGACCAAACGTTTGCTGACAAAAAAGCTGACTTCTTTGATTTACTTGATCGGTTTCAAACACTTAATCAAGCACTTAAAGCTTGGCCCCAACTTGCTAATATTGTAGAAAAAGTGGCACCAAGTAAAATGGTTACGATCCACAAGAAAACGGAACGTAAGAAAAAACAACAAGACCAAGCACAATATGTTGAACAAAATGCAGCAGCATTTAACAATGTAATTCTTGGTTCACAACTACTAGGAGATGATGATGATTCCTGAGTTCACTCGTGCTAGAGCACAACTACTATTGAAACAACCTTTCTTTGGTACGTTGTGTTTACGTTTGACACCAATTGAAACAGAAGAGATACCTACTGCAGGTACTGATGGTAAACGTTTGCTTTACAATCCAAAGTTCTTCTTGGACATGACTGACCAACAACGTATTGGTTTGCTTGCTCATGAAGTTATGCATGTAGTATTTCTACATATGGCACGTCTGAATGAACGTGATCATTATCTATGGAACGTAGCTGGTGATTATGTAATCAATCTTGTTGTGCGTGATGCAGGCTTGCAATTACCACCAACTGATTTGCTTGATGACAAGTATGCCAATATGACTACTGATGAAGTTTATCGCAAACTTCAAGAAGACCCAGATTCACAACCTCAAGGAGGTGGAGCAGATGGTAAAGAATCATTTGGTAATTGTGTACAACAGTCATCAGCTGTCAACAAAAACCCTGGTGAGTTTGAGGCTGATATGCGTGTAGCAATCAAACAAGCTGCTGAAGCAGCCAAAGCCGCAGGTAAATTGCCAGGTAGTTTGGAAGCTTTGCTTGGTGATCTAGTCGAACCAAAAGTTAACTGGAAAGAACGTTTGGCTAGATTTTTACGTAACAACAACAAATCTGACTACAGTTGGCAGAAACCTAATCGTAGGTTTATTGGTCAAGGTTTGTATTTACCTAGTATGTATGCACCATCTATTGAAGAGATTGGTGTTATTACCGATACTTCAGGTTCACGTACAGACGAAGAACTTAACCAAGACCTTGGTGAGATATCAGCTATGTTGATTGATGCTAATGTCGACAATGTACATTTTATGCAAGCCGATACTGAAGTAACTGCTGAAGAGACATTCACCCGTGAATCGTTGCCTTTGAAAGTTACTATGCAAGGTCGCGGTGGTACCAGATTTGGGCCCGCTATTGCAGAAATGGCAGACAAACATCCAAATATCTCTTGTCTTATTTATCTTACAGACCTTGAGGCAAGCGATTTTGGTACTGAACCACATTTTCCAGTTGTGTGGGTATCTAATTATTCAACGGAGGCACCATATGGTGAAATTATCAAAACGAACTAAACACATGCTTGGAGTTATTAACAAGTATGCAATACGTGGAGTTGTAGGATTACTTGGTCTATTTGCAATGGCTATGCTCTTACAACATATTCTAACATTCATGCTACTAGCTGTAGTCTTAGGTAGTATGGGTTATTTATTATGGAGATTTGAGTATGCCAGCTAGTATTATATCAAGTGTAACAACAGCGTTATGGATTCTTATTGAGCTAATTCAATTTGCATACATGGCTTATTTAATGTGGAAAGGGAGGCACAATGCTAACAATCGGAATATTCAGCGCGCTAGGACTGTTGTTGCTAGCGCTTAAAGCAGGTGGCAAAAAAGCTATTGGTCATGACATTGTTGTCGATGTACTAATTACTGCCACACTTATGGTTGCATTCTATGGCACTTACAGTGGCATGACTGCAGCTATGGTGGGTGGTTTGACTGCTTCTATTGTTTTATTTCTTATGAGAAAAACAATGAGACATCAAAAACTTAAACTACAGAGTGTGCAAAAGCAATTACTTGGGTTTAATTTTTCTGTGCCTAAACTTACTTGGCAAGATAAAGAACCTGAGTGGCGTCAGCACAATCAATACTGGAGAAAGTAATGGGTAAAATGAGTGACCTACATCTTACTTATACAGAAAACGGTTATCTTATTCATGAGGCTCTAGGTAAATGGTTAATAAGTATTGAACCTTTTAGAGCTAAGTTAAACCATGAAATTCTTACAGACGTGCTAGAAAACGATACTGATTTACACGCAGCTAAATACGAAGTTTTTTCAGTTTATTTTTTAATTTTTTTAGAAAAATATATTGGTGAAGATTTAGAAGCACAAGCTTTGTTGTCTATACACCCAGAAGCTCATGAAGAATGCTTTGAACAATTTGAAGAGTTATTACGAAATGTGCAATAATATTGCCATGACTTATAAAGACTTTGTGTTACATATGTATTCTGAAAATTGCAAAGAACGTGAGGCGTACAATTCTACACCTTATAGTTCTTTTTTAGAGTATGAACAAAAAAACAGAAGTTTCTTGAAAAAGAAATTTACAACAGATAGTTGAAACTACCGGCTGCACAGACGGCTAATTCCGGAACGCTATGGAGTGCTAGTGGTTAATTGCAAAGCTGAATTAAGACTTCAGCATAAGGTGACTTATAGTCATACAACCGCATAAGCCTAGATACCAAGCTATCTGTTGTATCATTAATACGATAGTGAGTAACAGATACGACCGCAATGTTGGCTAGAGATCTCAGAACTACACAGAGCCAGGAGTCAGTGTAGCAACTGCTAGATACCACCTTACTCACTATCTCTAAAGAGGAAAATTATGGACAATGTAAATCAACCCCCACACTACAACACTGGAGAAATTGAGTGCATACAAGCTATTCAAGCTTCTATGACCACTCGACAATTCCAAGGCTACTTAAAGGGTAACGTTATAAAATATATGTGGCGTTACGAATACAAAAATCAACAAGAAGATCTTGCTAAAGCCCAATGGTATTTACGCAGGTTAATGGAGACTTATGAAAACGGAGAAACTAATGGATCAAGTAATAAAACGAACGATGAATCAATACCAAGTGACTAGTAAAGGTTATCGCAATAAACATCATTATCATAATAAAGAGTCACGTTGGTGCGATTTAAATAAAGTGCCATATGCTAGAAATGGTTATCTCTATGGTCCAGAGACCGTTGAAGATCAAATTACTGGCGAAACTTATTATCAAATAGATGGTTACAATAACAAAAATTTCTATCGAAATTTATATGATGGCACTTTAGACCCTTCAACTTTATTTAAAGAAGGTGATACACTTTTAATAAGACATCAACAATCAGATGTGCGATTTAAAGTCACTGAATTTAGTCCTAGAGCTAACAATATGGTAGGTACTAGATATTTAAATTTATCTTGGACGTTTGACGCAGAAGGTTATAAACAGTATCAAACAAATAACTCTCAAGGTTCAAAAGCAAATTGGCAACTATGGCAAGACAGAAGTAGGTATTGGACTACTGCTTCAGTTAAAGATAATGTACAACATAATAAAGTTGCTAGACCTTGGAGTTGGCAAGCAGTGCCAAAAGAAGTTTTACTTAGACTACAATTATTGGGGTACCAATGAAAACAAAAACTAAATATAGTAATGGTGGTTATCTAACTCAAAGAAGTTTAAATAATATTAGACACGAATTAAACAAACGAGGTAAATTATGTCAGAACAAAGAAAAATCAATAGTATCGC